GTGCGCGCCACTGCGAACACCACGGGCGATCAGCGCCCGTTCACTGCCCATCAGATAAATCTGATCTCACCGGCTCGCGCCGGCGGCTGGGGGGGGATGGTCGCGACCACCGACGCAAAGCGTCCCTTGCCCCAAACCTCCTCCTTAGAGGAGGAGGAAAGACGCGAGCTCACCGACTAAGCCCGCGATTTTGCCCAATGAGAGTCCACCGCCGCCGACCAGGTCCTCCACGGTCTTGGCTGCGGAATCTGAATGGGCCATGGCATCGACGACGCCATGCGCCATCTGGGCGGCCCAGTCTTCCGCGAGGCCTGTCATGGGAAGCCGCTGTGACGCAGTGAGAACGCGGTCCAAGCCGACAGAATCCGCGTCGGAGCGCGTAGTCGCGGGAAGGTTCTGGGAAGAAGACTGGCCGGCAAACTCCCAGAAACTCACCATTTCCCACTCGAAGGTCTGAGTGGTGGCGGCCTGAGGTGCGGTCGCACTGATGACCATCGTAGCGTTCTGCGTCGCAGCCAGGGAGGTGTCGGGCAACCAGTCCAACGAGGAATTCTCCAACGGCCTCCACATCAGGCACGTCCAGGCGTTCTGGTCTTGCAGGACCTGGGGGATCATGAGCGTGTCCGCGAAGGTCTCGAGGCCATTGCCATTGAACGAGGAGACATTGTTGTCGTCCGCGAGCTGAACGACGGCCAGAATCCCGCCCACGTTCATTGCTTGCGAGATGTTCCGGACTCTGAGCCCGCAACCCACCAGCCGAGCCTGGATTCCGCCCGTGAAGGCGGCACTCGTGAACGGGAGCGATGTGTCTCCTTGGACAACCACGCCCGCCGTAGCAGTCGACAGGGCAAAGTTCGACGTCTTGGCGAGCGTGAAGCCTGCTCCGGTGGAGAAGATCTTGTTCGTGTCCGAGGACGGCACAAACGGAGCGACTGCGACGTACCCCCAGCCGGCTGAGCCCGTGGTGAAAGTGCCCCGCCGGTACGTGCGGAACTTGTACGATTCCACGGGCGGTGTGGCAGGCACGCACGGCAACTCGTCGAACGAGCCGAACGGATTCGTGATCGCTTTTGCGAATCCGAGCGAGCAGTCGGCGAGGCCGGCAGACCGAGGCATCGCGGCGC